CGCTGCGTTCCACCAGTGCTAATGCCGACAGTATCCGTACCAGCAAGGTAAACACCGTTTGCTTGGTCCGAGCTAAACGCCAACGCTGGAGCAGCTGCCGTTCCATCAGGCAACGTGCGGAACAGGTCAGTAGCCGTAATTTTCTTTGTCTCGTCTGCGCTTACGTCAACGACAGGCACCACATCGGTCGCCGCCAAGGAACTAGCAGCGTTCAGCTCAGTGATCTTCTTATTGGCCATGACGCTTACGTTTTGATGACGTACATCAATGCAATGTTACGCGGTCTGGCCTCACCAGCAGCACTGTTATCCACCGTCACAGAAGTGCTAGCCGTAAGAGTCGCGTCACTGGTGCGATAGATCCTGCCGTTACCGCTTTGGCTTTTAGCGTCATAGTTAAACGTTCCAGTGCGCCTGTCCGTCCAACCGCCTTGCCCGTTAGCAAAAATCAGGTTGTCATCCCCAGGGAAAACGTGGTTGTGAGTCGAGGGACTAATTGTTGTAGTCGCATCAGCACCGTGATTGTGCTGTTTATTGTTGTCGCCTTGTGAGCTTGCAAAACTGCGGCCACTATCTACACCACGAGCGTCGTCCCAACCTCGTACAAACTCACCGCGCAAATCTGGGACGTTAAACGTGCTGCTACCGTCACCCGCTCCAAATGCTGTGCCAATTTCAGCAAACAGATCTGCGTAAGTCGTTCTGCTAACTGCTGCACCGTTGCACTTCAAATACCCGCTAGGAGGAGTTGTGCTAGCCATCAAGTGAACCGATCCAGTCGGCACAGCTTGCGGCAATGCAGCAAAACTCAGGTTGCCACTGCCATCTGACTGCAACACATCATTTGCATTGCCATCACTGCTAGGCAGAGTCAGGGTGATGTCGCTTGCTGCGTTAGCTGGAGCGCGTAGAGCAACAAAATTGCTATTGCTGCTGTCCCTAAGCCTCAGTGCCTTGCGGTCACGAATCGTAATTCCATTGCTGTCGAAATGAGCCCGACGAGTTCCGTCAGTGACAATGCTGAAATCGTTGGCAGCATTTTTGAAGAATCCGGTATTGGTGTCTCCGCTAAAGCGAACCGGCAAGCTGCTAACCGTACCAGCAGGCACAGTGACGTTGCCGGTAAACGTAGGGCTAGCTTTTAGTGCAAAGCCAAAGTTGGTCTCGGATAGCGTGCCAACAGTGATAAACGCTGAGTCCGCTGCATTGCGGATCTTCAACTCATCGTTATTGGTATCAGCCCACCACATGAAGGCTGTGGTAACTGACGGTTCAGCTGCTCCAGAATTATTGCTGAACAGCGCGTCGAAGTTGTTATTTAGGTCGGCACGTACGTCACTGCCGGTGGCATTTTGGATTTGCTGGTCAGCTTGTGCCATTAGCCTCTACCGTGTCCAACAGCGTTCCAACGCACCGTTCGTGATACACGAGCGGGAGTCGCACTCGCATCATAAACCGATACCTCAAATCCGGTAGCGGAGAGATTTTCGATCTTGTAGAACTCGCCAGTGGCTTGGGCATTAAAGATGATGCCAACAGACGGGTCTACATAGAAGCCGTTGCCCGTCCCAAACGACACAGACACGTTGGCGCTAGTGCTGGTCGTCACCGTGCCAGACAATGTGCGGTATGGCATCAACGCTTTAACGCGCAGCTGGTCAACGGCAATCTGCTCATCGCTGCTACCAGTCTCAAACTCGGCTTTCAGCTCAAATGCACGGCACTTGATTTCTGCATTATTGAAATGCCGCCAAGAGGTCCAAGTCGGTGACCCTGAGGGATCATCCTCGGTCGTTCGCACGTAAAGCTTGACATCACAGTCGGTTGGCGTCGTTCCATCAAAATCGGTGATCGCATCGAAGTCTGGTGCGTTGTCAAGCAGGTTTGTATTCGGGAAGAACGACCGAGCACGCAAAGTGCTTTCAAGCCGCAAGCTGCCAACTTTGCTCAACGTATATGGGTTGCCGTTGAACTCATACACACCAGAGGTATGAAGCACTGCCCCGTTAGCTGCTAGCTCAAGCTCTTGATTAACGCTGTCTACGGTCAAATTAGTTTTATTGCCAGAGAACGTCGGGTCTTCTGTCGCAGAGAGTGCTGACACCTCTTCCGTACTTTCAAGCTCTGGCTTGACATACTCAATCAACGCAAAGTTCTGACTCTCGCGACCGCCAGAGTCGATGAACTTCATTGAATACGTTCCACCCTTAAGGTCTGCATATGCCTCAGTCGCAGATCCTGCAATCTCTTCAGAGATGCTGGTGGAATTACTCCAAGTGACGTTGGAAGTGTTGGGCGAATGACGCAGCCTGACGTGACCGCCGTTTCGCACGTCAAGATCAAGAGATTGACGCCAAGTCAACTTGGCCTGTCCGTTGACCGGAATCATGTCAAAGCTGATGTAGTTCGGGTTAGGCGTAGTCCCATCCGCCAAGAACTCGCTGTTGTCCAGCTGTGGTGGAGCAGTCTTGCCTGCAATCGTGAAGCTGTTGGTCGTAATGATGCTGCCCCGATTCAGGTAGTTCCTGGCTTGGATCTGAACATGCAACGTGCCAGCCCGGATGTCACGGATGGTGATCGACGGTGATGCGGTCGTGAGTGTCTCAAAGTTGTCGTCATCAACGCGATATTGAACGCGAAACTCGCTGATGTTGACGCGATCATGCTCCCAGCTAACTGACGCACCAACAAACACGCCTTGACCTGTTTCGTACAAAAATTCTTCGACAGCAATAGCGCTAACGGGATTTGGAATAGCAGACAGGTTCGTGATGTCCCGAGTTGTTAGCTCGTTATTAGACTCAACTGCGTCGTAAATCGTGGCGTTGTAGGCAGCTGCACTAACGCCATACACACCATCCTCATTTTCACTTACGGAAAGAACCCTGAACTGCTGTGACTGAATGTCTGATGTCTGCACTAAAAACACTGAACCAGCCGTTGGGGCTTGGCTGAATGCAGACGTAACGTCGATCCTTGCCGTTCCATTCGTTTCGACATGAATACCACCAGCAGGAATACTGCGAGTTTCAGCAATTCCACTGGGCAGCATGACTGACACCTTCGGATCGTTCTCGCTAGTCGCCACGCTAGGACTGAGGTTTGTGCTGCTATCAACAATCAACTCAGTTGTTGTGGCAGAACGAACGCGACCGCTACGCCTGACACCGGCTCTTACTGGATCAGCAATGTCTACAACCTGACCAGGGCGAAGAATGATGCCGCTTTCGATGCCAACAGCAAACTGGCACGTCTCAGTCAGATTCTGCTCAGAAAGCAGAGTCCACTTACCAATCCTGTGCGCTTGACCCTGGCTGTAACAACCAACAGCTTTTATGTCTTTATTGATGATGCCGTACTTGGCTACAGCATCATGATCTTCAACGTACTCAAACTCTGTATCGCCTTGGGTGTCGTAATTCTGGTACGCAACCGTCGCAACGGTATGACGAGCCTTCTGGGACGTTCCAGTGTATGTAAACAGTCCATCAATTACGTTTGACGGGCCAAGTGTATAGCTTGAGTCGGTTGGCTTGTCTTGGTTCAAAACCAAAGAACCTGCACCGTAGTAAGCGATGCCCCTGAAAATGGCTGTCATCTCTTGAATAACGTTGTAAACCTCATCTCGACTGTTAATCAGCATGTTGAGACTAAAACGCGGCTCTACACTTTTTTTGCCGTCATCTACAAGCTCATTGCAATACTGAGATACGGAGAAAAAGTCATATTTATCAAGCGTGTCCTCAGGGATGCCTGCGCCGTAGCGATCTGAAATCAAAAGGTCATATAGACACCAAGCCGGGTCATTTGTCCAAGTTGCAGCCTGAAACGTGCCGTCCCAAATACCGGTGTATGTGATTCTCCCTAAATGCGTTGTGGTGTCTACTGTTGCATTGCTTGGGATTTTGACTTTAATCCCACGAATTAGATATTTACGAGTCGGAATGCTGCTGAACTCACGCGAGTCAAAACGAAGCGCAACTAATGCAGAGTTTGGGTAGCTGAACTTTTCGTCAATAATTTCCGTAAAACTCTGAAAAATAGTGGTGCTGCCAATTTTGCTGCTTGTTTCATCCGCACTAACCCGGACCATGCGAACTTTTACATTTGTGCTGCTGGTCAACGTAATCATGTAATCACGTTGGTAACGGTTGCTGCTTTTACCGCTAATCTTATCCGTTACTACATCAGAAAAACTGCCGCCGTCATATTGAATTTGAATTTTTATTTCAACACTATGCCCTACAATGTCGCCATCATCTTCAACCTTTTGAAGGCTAGGAATCGTCAGTGTTACGCGAAGACGATCAACATTCGATCCCTCTACACTGCGAGTTACAGGAGTTCCGTTAGTAACTTCAACATTAACGGCTCTTTCGACTTGAGTTGACGCAAAATCGTCAGGTATATGGCTCTGTGCTTGAGTGCCGTTGCGAGTTACAACCGTAAACCCGCTAAAGTTGTTTGTGCCGTCATCATCATCATTTTGGATCGGCGTGTCATCCAAAAAAATACTTTTATTGCCGTTGTCTAGACCTTGTATTTCGCCTTCGCTAATTAAATCCAACACACTGGCGAATTGAATTGACTGCAGAGAGTCATCAGCCTCAGTGGGAGTATGCGCTCCACCGCCACCTTTACCGCCGCCACCAGCGCCTTGAATGTACTTTGTCTGTGTCATGCCTGTTTCTGATCAACGTCAAGACCGCTGGACAGCACCGCCGAACCAACGAACACCCGTCCATAGGCTATTGGCACAGGCAAGCCTTGCTTAGCGGTATTGACCACGTTGTTAAAAATAAAAGACTCCAGCCTTGCTGCTTCTTTTCCACGCTCTAATCCCAGTTGCGGCTGGGGCGAAATCAGAGTGGCAATACCGTTTAAGGTCAATGACGCTCCAACTGTCTGCATTGCTGATACCGCAAATGCTCCAACACCTGGAATAAATGATGCTCCAATAAGAACCGCACCAAGCAAAATTTGCCCAACGCCTCGTCCTGCGCCAGCAATAACAGGTGTGATGCTAAAAACTTCTCGCTCGCTAAACGGCATTATCAAAGGAGTCATGTCCTGTTCAGTTATTTTTTCTTTACTAACTGCTACGCGATAGCCCACACCGTCTTGCTCGCTATCAATTAACCACTTGTCTAAACCAGGAAAATTGACGCATAAGGCTTTGATCGCCTGCGCTGGTGTTGCTACATCAAATTCAAACCGGCATTGGCCAAGCCGTTTACGCAAAGCGCCGTAGACCTTAACGACTTTCATGCCTCAAGGCGCAGGCAGTGCTTTTCCCATAATAACCGCCGTAAAGGTCTCGGCT